TTATATATTATGTATGTGAAGGGGGCGCTTTCTTTATAATAGTGTGCTACTGGGTTGGGTTCTTTTACTCGGATAGAAATACCGGGTTTACCATCTTTAGTTTTACCCAATTTTAGCATTTCTGCACTGGAAAGTATACCGGTTTCTCCGATTTTAATCTTTTCTATTTTTACATCTCCACCAAACGCCGCCACATCCTTTTTTTGAGCAGTTAGTTGTAATCTGCCCGCTTGTTGATATCTTCCCAACTCCTTTGCCTTATCAGCCGCTCGTCTGGCTGTATCTGCTGAAATTTCTTCAATCGTTTCTCTAATCAATTGTTTTAGTTCACTTCTTTTCATAATAGTATTTTTTGTTAAAAGTTATAATAATAAATATCAACCAGCCAGAGAAAGCACGATAGCATCATACATATCTTCCATTCGCTTGTCTGGATTTCCTTTGGTATTTTTTATAATCCAAGGAGTCATATCATACATTCGCTCAATAGATTCTTTTACAAATACCTTGGGCTTTACGCCCTTGATTCTGGCTGCTCCCAAAGCCTTTTTACGAGCAGTTTGAGCATGAATAGACTCTACACCCACTTTGTAATAGTTTTCAAGTATATAACCAATCACTGCCTTGTTCTTGACCAATTTAATGATGACTTGTTGAGATGTGCCGCCGCCAGCAAATCCAAACAAACTTTCTTCTATCATTATTTTATCAAATGTATGACCAATTAGGGCTTTAATAATAAGATCAGCTTTTGTGTCATATTTCTCAACGTCGGATATATCAACAAAGCCAGCGGCCAATATAATTTTGTTTTCTGTTATGGCCCAACCACAAGTAGTTGTGGACAAGTCAAGTCCAAGTACTTTCATATAACCATTTATAAATTAACTTACAGACGACCGCTTGGAGCGTATTTTGAGGTATTTACCTTCAAGACATTGGTCGAATATTGCAGACCATTTTGTGTGAAACTGGTCACGCCAGTAGAAGCTTTTAAACCAAATTGCTTTTGTGCCCATTCTCTTCCTTGTCCAACTGCGGTATTATCGATCAAGTTTGTAGCCAATTTTCCAGCATCTTTGGCACTGCCGCCGCCAACATTGGCCAAATTTTTTCCAGACTGTTCATATCTGGCCTTTAGATCTGTTGTTAATGATGTTCTTTGAGTGGATGGTAGTTCTGGCATATATATCTCCTATTGTTTATTATAAATATACTGTTATGTATCAAAACGGACGACAATATTTACTGGCCAATCAATTAAATTCTTGATTGGACGACCAAGTTTGCCCACTGCAACAAGCTGATTGTCTTGATACAATCCCACTGTGGTTATATAAGGCGCAAGGAAAGATCCTGTAGCATCATATGATGAGCTATATTGATAGTTTAGAAATTCTGGATTTGTGCTCTTTGTGTCAACGCCGCAATATTTGTCCAAATATTTTTGAATATCCACTACATACTGGCGTGTTGAATTAGCATCAAGATATGGTGCTATGCTGGTTGGATTCAATTGTTGCAATACATATAGCGCGAACAAGTATCCGTCATTCAGATTGATTTCTCCGTTACCATCAATATCCAATATTCCAGTCTTGTCCAAATTCTTTTCAATATAATCATATGCAGTTTTAGTAAATGCATCAAATGATGATGTTGTCATTGAAGCGGCATAACTGCTTTCTTGTTGAAGAACATCCTCTGCTTCTGTTTGCAATAAGTCATTTGCCCACCAACTATAGTCGGTTAATGTGTCTTGTTCCAATATCAATCCATCAACATCATACACAAATTCCGCGTAGAATTTCTTCATGCGAAGATAGCGCATTACAAGATCAACATCCTTGGTATCAACAACACCATCTCCATTCACATCAAATACCATTGGATATTGTGCCAACGCCGATGGATTGGTACTATAGTTGAATTCTCCCGGTCTAACGGACACAAGATATTCATGTTCAAATATTGTATGCGTGCCGCGATAATCAAGTTCAAACCCACGTGAACCAGTTCCCATGAGCATATTTGTGTAGTTTGATCCTGTGTTTGTGATCACAAAATATCCATTCTTATAGAACACATTTCCGATATGAGGATTTTGTTCATACTTGCGAAGATCATACAAATACGCCGAACCAGAATATGTTGATGGCATATACAAGGACTGTGATGATTCATTTATGCTGCTGGAATATGATGAACCCGTTATGATGTTTACCAACGGTCCACCAACCGCCAAGAAATCAGATGACACCGAAACAGAATACCCATAAATGTTGTATGGATGATTCTTTTCCTTGTTGCGGCGAAGTTCACCAGTTTTATTCCATTTGTTTCCAGTATAATCGTAATTGTATATCAATACTCTGCCAAGAACTTCATCATTTGATCCAGTGGACGCATATGAATAATTTTCCAAAATATATGATCCACTGAATTCAACTGTTCTGGCGAGTGTATCTGGAAGAGATGAAACGGCGGCGGTTGTACCATCCACAGAAACGGCTTTGGCAAAATTATTATCTGTCAAATAATCTCTGTTTCCAAATGTCTTTGTGACCAAATGGAATTGGTTTGATAAGCATTCTGCCACATATCCATAATGATAGAAATAAGCAGCACCAAGAATAGCCGCACTGCCTGTGTATCCATAATATGGAATATATGCTTTGTCATATTGACAACCTATCACCAAGTTCTTGTTGCTAATTGATACACTCTTTCCAAATCTGTTTGATGATATGGTGGAAGTTACATCAACTGAATATTCTGGTTTTGTTATATCCAAATCTCCAGTGGTTGAATCTCCATAAAATCTTTGAATTTGGTACCAAGATGCCGTTGGACAAGCGTCAACGGAAGCAGATGAATAAGAGCATGTAAACAATGTGGCATATCCAGCCCCAGTCTTGTTTGTACCGGCAATTAATTGGTTCATGTCAACGGACACACAGTATCCAAAATTATCACCCACTGCACCAACACTTGAAGTTAAAGTGGTTTCATGTTCCCAAGTATAATTTCCAGAAACAAATGTTGGCACATAACTTTGTGTCGCATAGTATGAACTCGTGGCCATTTCCTTGCAGAATTCTTCCACACTTGTCACCTGTTTCCAATATGAGCCTGTGTTTATGTTCTGACATGGATATTCTGCATCCATGTATCTTTTCTTTCTAAATACATACACCGCGCCAATGCTTCCACTGTATCCCGGCGCACCAACCGCCAAAATATCATTATCAACTGCAACAGAAGTTCCAAACTTGTCACCGTCACTGTGTCCGCGTATTAGATTTACGATGCCCCAATGATCCGGACCTCCCTTATTCTGGTCATATACACAAACATATCCCGGATATTTATCAACACTGCATCCAGAGCCAGTTGGCGAACCAACCGCCAAGAAATTATCTCTTATTGCAACAGATGATCCAAAGCTATCTTTGAAAAGTGTTGCGCCGCTTTGTGTAAATGGGAAGTTTATCTTTTTAATCAATCTGTGTGAGTCTGTATTCTCATCATATTTGAATATGGACGCATATCCTATTCTTTTTTCGGACATGCTGTAATCATCCATGCTTGAACCAACCGCCACATAATTTCTCCACGTGCTTACCGCTTCACCAAAATGTTCATTACTTACTTGGAAAA